GAAACGGCTTTCAAGTATGCATCATTTTCATAAAAAGACGCTTTATACATTTAAAATATCCTTGCTCGCTGCAAATAGATCCCAATCGATATAGTAGCCGTTAATAAAATTGGTTTTAACAGATTTAGGACCATCTTCAAATTGCCCCCCCCCACTATAAGCATTTAAGTATTTTCTCTTAATGAACTGATTGTATGCCTTTCCATCCTTTATTTCCCATGAGCCAGGTTTTAAATTATGGGCATTTTCAACCCCTACAGCATAAATAATTCCAAATTTATCAAGATACTCATTTGAAATCTGAAGACTATATTCAAAATGAAAATCTCCTTCTACTCTCATACCTAAAATAGCAATGCGAGGCCAAAATGTATTTAATGAAATATTTTTTATTTCTAAAATATCACCTACTGGTGGACAAATTCCATATTGTGAGAATAAATCAGATTTTTCTTTGAATAAAATTGCTTGCTCCAATAATTGTTCACGCACATAGTCTTTTGCTTGCAATGCTGTAATTTCTTTCCACGCTTTTTCATTCACCGATTTAAATGCATATGACTTGACGCCAAGAGGTGGCGCTGCTTTTTTTTTCCATCCGTTACCAAAACAACATGTTGCTACTCCTATGTTATCATTTTCCCCTCGTATTAATATCCGTGGCAAAACCAAACGCATATTAAAATTTGCCAAAAAAGGGGCCTGCTGCAGTGCAGTTCTTTTGCCTATATGAGATGACAAATCAGCTTCAGTACCACTAATGAGTATACGATCTGGATGCTCAAAGCTAAAGCTTCCTTTAAACTCTTTCAATTCCATAAACCTCAAACATATCTTCAACAATTAATTGACTATAATCCGGTTGCCCTTGTTCGGTAATGTTCTGTTTCTTTTTTAAAAATACATGTATTTTGTATGCAGGGTCATCACTTCGAAGGACAGGGCGTGGCAACCCAAACATCCGTTTAATTTCATCTATCTTACCGTCTAAAAATGACCAATCAGGTGATGCCGATCCCTGCGGTGTCCGTGCCTCATAATTTGCAAGAAATCTAAGCATCTCATAACCATCGCGCATTCGTATAAATTGAACAGGATTTCCAGCATTTACAGTGTATGGATCAATATCATGTGCTACCACACTTCCTGCTCCTACAATGGCACATTTCCCGATACGAATCCCTGGCAACAAAATACATGCTTTCCCTATATAAGCGTACTCTTCAACATAAATATTTGGATCCTTTTTATATGGCCTGACAGGACCATGAGTTATAACATGGGATTCTTGACCGATAGTTGAACGATATTCATTTTTCAATAATTTATGTGTTGAATCATAGTGTACGGCCATTTTATAGATCCTCACACGTTAATTGCTTTCTATAATCCCGGCAGACATAAGCCCCTACAGGCCCCACATAGTCATTATTATATACCTGAAAGGCAATCTCATCTTTCCACCAAAAAGTTAGTTCATGCCAAGCATCCCGGCCCTTTACCCACTCAAACCCTTCCATCACTTCTAAAAATGATAGCTTAGGGAAGGCCCATAAAACAAATTTACCTCTTTTTCTTTTCAGTGTGAATATCCATCTGTGATGGTGAAAGCCTTTGAATGTTCCAGTAAGCCCCCAATCTAACAAGTTTTTATTCTCTTTTACATAATCCAGCAATTCCGTGTCTTGGCCCATCTCCCAGTGCACCGAGGGCATCCCGATATATCCGCCTTTTGCTATCTTCGGCATCTGTTTGATAACATAAACAGGATCCCGTATATCTTCTAAAATGTGACTACATACGCAAAAATCATATTTCCCATTCAGGGCTACATCGTGATAAATATCAATCCATGCATCCGGTTCATTGACATCTCCTAAAAAAACCTCTACGTTCCCTAAATCATGCTTAAGAACATTGTTCGGAAAATACTTCAAATAATTGTGCGGATCCTGCATATCAAAATAAGCAGTAGCATAATGTGCCGTCCATGGATTATCTGCACCTCCAATGTCTAGAACTCTTGAGTATTTTCTCTTTTCTAAATATCGGAACAAATCTTCACGCTGATTTTTTGTGTTGCTTGCTCGATAGATCATTTTTTTAAAAATTTAAAGCCAACATCAACTTTTTCCGGTTCTTTCCAAAGTTTCATCATAATTTTGTATTGGAATTCGTCAAGGGTTCTGCCACCTGTTACAAAACATTCCTTACCTGTAAATGGATCAAACCGTATATCACCAGGGAACTCAAACATTTCATCAGATTGAAGAAATGTCTCGTCTATCCCCATTTGCCGTGCTCTCTCAAAATCGATTCCCTCAATTCCATTGGATTCCCCATCCATACGATCGGCATAGCAAAAATTCGGCCTTTTTTCGCTTTTAAGGGTACGGCCACACATTTTACACAAGAATATTTCCATCATAGCATCCCTTTTATAGTGGGTAAGAGAGCATCTTTTATTTCCTTCTGCCGTTTCACTGAAACAGTGCGATGATAAAAATCATCGAGGGCCAATGACATTTTATTATCAGGTGGTATATCAAGATACTCCTGTATCTTTTTCGCAGTTTCTTTTCCGTGTTTCCTTACTCTATACAGAGCTAAGTTCAAGCTCTGTTCCAGCATTTCATACGGTATATTCTTGATATGCCAATGATATCGAATAATGGCGCGATTGATAATTTTCATCTCAATAGATAAATCTTCAGTTAAATCCCATAAAGTTCGGTAATCCTCTTTATTCGGGCAATCCGTACTCTCTAAATTCATCAATAGTACATTCCGACTTGGATCATGAGTACTCATTGAATCTGCTACCTCTATCGGATCTCTATCCACAAAGATATATTTACATGCATATCCTTTGAGTTTGCTGAAATAGGGATATGCAAAGCAATAGCCAGGAGCTTTCAGAACTAAATAGGCAGAGTCTTTTGTTTGTTTAGGCACAAACTCCTTCCATAGATCATCTATTGTTTGAGTATCATTTGGATTGCCATGAATATTTATTCTTGAGTTTTCATTAGTCCCCCCGACTTTTTTCTCTTTCAGCCAATCCGTGCCAAAGCACTGCTTATGTTGAACCAATGCTCCCAGAAGAAAGCTTGATGCTGTTCTGGGCGAGCCATAAATTACTATTAGGTTTTTCATTCTTTTACCTCCGTATATTGTTGGTATTCATGTTGTACCCTTCCTTCAAAAATATCAGCAGTCAATCCAAGTTTTTTTCTTCTCGCTTGGTTTTCTGCCCATTGCCGTTCGATATGTTTTCTATCACGTAGATCATCCTTCTCATAATGGATTAAATCTGCATAAAGATTTAGGGCCTTGTTCCATCCAATAAGTTGATGGTGGGGTGAATTTATCCAATACATCTCTGGTTTTTTAAGAATAATTCGACATTGGAAATCGGGATATTGTCCAATCTGATATGCCTCAATCGGCCATGAATCTTCGCCTAAAATAGCATGTGGACTATCTTCATATCTCAATACTTCGATTGTTTTACGAGAAACATTGCACATATCAGCATCTTCAGGCATTCCTTCTTTGTCAATTTTTGCTAATATATCTTTTAACCTTTGGGAGCAACGCTCATCAAAATCCAAAAGAAAGCATATCTTTCCATGAGGGATATAAGATAAAAGTATGTTCGATTGGCTTGTCTCCATAGAGTGATACCACATTTCCCATTTATGCAAATGTACTTCACATTTTGGCCATTGTTTTAATTCTTGAACTGTATAATCCGTACTCCAGCCGTCAATCACAATGATCTTTTCAACCCACGACTCATCATGGATATCGCCAATAATACGGTTGATCATTCTTTCTTCATTAAGGCATTTCATTCCCACCAACATTGTTTTCCTCCAATAAATGCAACAATAGCCTACGAACTTCGGCAGGATGTATTGAGTTGATACATGGACTCATACATTTGTGTTTACCAGGCGGTGGCTGTCCCCAACAATGGGATAGTATAGGGCAAACCTTGAGCATTTCCGGTTCAAGACAAATAATTCTTTTTTTATCATCTCTTGGGCCTGTCACGCGACTGGGGGCTGGCCCAAACAAGGCTACCGCAGGAGTGCCAACTGCTCCAGCTAAATGAGATACAAAACTATCTATACAGATAGCAGCCTTTGCATGTGCCATTATCCAGGCTGATTCCCTCCAGGTGAGTTTCGATCTCAAATCAAAATCTGCATTTCTGCATACGAGATCCAATGCACCGCCTATCTGTACGATGGGAAAAGGCAATCTTTTTGTAGCCAGATCTATATGCTTATAGGTTCTATATTCAATTTGCCCGCCTGTTGAATGAACAACAATGTAATCCTTTGGCATATTATGTATTTCTGGATCAACTTGTTCTATATAGATATTATCCTCTTCCATCTCACAAAAATAGGGATACATATCGTGCAATCGAATATCTAAATTATTCCAACCTCCAGGTAAAATCTTTTCACCATGAGGATTATAAATAATTTCATAATTTTGAGATATTTTTAAATCCCAATTAATTATCTCATCAATATAAGGATTGCCCTTTACTATATCCTGGAATTGTTTTTGTGTCATAAAAACAAGCTTCATGTTCGGATGTTTCTCTTTGATTCCCTTAAAACACTGTGTCGTCATCAAAACATCGCCTGCTGATGAATGCTGCATAAATAAAATTTTATTAATTTTTGGCTTCACCACTACTTTTGGCACAGGCTTTATAGGGTTTTCCAGAATCTCATTTATATCTGATACTCCAGCAAGCCATTTTCCAGCTTTTTGCAATCCTTCTTCACTCATTTTTTCTCTAAGTGTTTTACTTTTAGCCACTTTTAAAATCGCATTTTTGATGTCTCTTACTTTACATGCCTTGGCTTCAATCCATGTATTGCCACTTTTACTACTTAGCGGAATGTATGATAATTCATGACAGGGCACTAAAATTCCAACATCCTTAATTAATTCAGTCTGAGCAGTTGTTTCCGAGCCAATCACAGGTGTCCCGCAAAGCATTGCGTCAATGACTGTCCATGATAATCCTTCCTGCATTGAACAGTTCACAAGACAATCAATCGCATTATAGATTTTCATCATTTCTTTCGGTGGATAATCAAAATCTTTTTTTGCAACAATATCTCCCGTCTTTGCACCATAATCTTTGCCTATTTGTCTTAGATTAAACACACCATTTTCCAATGAAGTATGCAGATATAGAACAATATTTGGATTTTCTTTTTTGGCCTGTAAAAATGCCTTTATGAGCCTCTGAGGGTCTTTACGTATTTGATTAATTCCGATAAATCCGAAAAGAATTTGATCTTGAGATATAGTTGGAAATGTTTCTGCTCGTGCTCTTTTCCTTTCTTCAAGGCTGAAAGGTTTATATAATTCTGATCTAAATAAAGGAGGCCTAAAATATTGAATATTGGGAATATGATTCTGAAGTAAATTCTTTCCATACTGGGAATAAACACATGGGACATCTACCATTTGTATCAATTCAAGCCAATCTTCTCTAATTTCCTGTAAATCATAAGGAAATATGGATATCCATTTGAATCCTTTTCTTTCTCTTGCTTGGGCGATTTGCTCAAATATCTGTGCGTATCTCCATATATCAATTCCAACCATGCAAAGAATATTGAAATCAAGTTGGTTGATAATACTCAAAAGTTTAATATGACCCCAATCATCTCCGGCATCAATAGTAGTGAACGGCAATGGTTGAAAGGCTATATTAGTTGGATTAGCATTTCCTTTAACGAAACAGCATATCTCATACTTTTCGGTATTCACCTGGGATAGAATAGCCGCCAGCATAAGAGAGTTTCCGGTGCTACCAAGCGGGTGCTCCCCCACAAACAATATTTTAGTCATCTATAAGTTCCTTTATTATCGCCGGTCTTCTCCGAGCTCTATTACATCCACATTTCCATATCTCCGTGTTTTAATAGTCTCAACACGGTAATATTCATCTGATACTGATTCATATCTGTCTAATTTTTGAACTCCTGTTGAATGTGGAATGTATAACTCGTGATTCTCAACACCTATCAAGCCAAGTTCCTCATCTGTATCAAGGTCATGTCCATAAAGTGCTTCTGTCTGAAGTGCATAGCAATTACTCTTTATGCTATTCCATTGCGTTTCTTTGTGATAAGTCTGAGTATCCCATGCCTCACCAGATGGCCTGAGTAATTCTCCTGATACATTAGCTTTATATAAGGTACACTCGTTCGTAATAATGGCATTCTCAAAAAGCTCTGGGGTCTTATTCATAACCAAGTAAACATTCTCAGTTATATCAAACTTGATTAAATCCCCAGCAATAGCACTCGTATTATAAGATAAAGTTGCCTCAAGAAAAAATTCACGGATGAATGTTTTTGTGATCTGTGTATTTATTTCAAAATCTAAATATTCACCTGTTACATCGCCACTGTCTCGTAAAATAGTAAAGGCAGTACCTACATCCTCGATTGCCTCTTCTATATCTTCTCCAAGACTCATTTATTCCTCGTTGCGGCTTTTAGGCATTCTCATCAGGAGTAAAAATAACCTCTTGATTTTCATCCATAGTGATATCTCTACCTGTCTGATTTTCATATGCAAACCCGGCATCGACCTTTGTTCCCATCATGTGTAAGGCATCTACATCTGCAAACTCAAAGGCATATTCATCAAGTGCCTTCTCAAAATCTTCATCCATATCTTTAATTAATTTAAGAAAATTTTCAAAGCGCTGGTTTAGAGAAATTTGTTTGTATTTAAATTTGTCGGCAGACTCATCTCGTCTAAATGAAAATAAATGTCTTTTTACTCTTTGTTTCATCCATTTAATTTTGAAACTGGTACTTACAGGCATAGACCAGCCCGTATCATATTCGGCAGCACTCATGGCATTATCATAGTCAGCATCAATAAACTTTGACGAAAGACCTTTTATTTCTTTTTTAATCAAAGATATTAATTCAGCCGATATCATTTTTTGTGTGCCCTCATTGTGTGCATTTTTAATGCACGCTTAGACTTGAAGCCTCCTTTTCCGCAGATTTCGCATATCCACTCTTCAGCCGCTCCGACCTGTTCGGTCTTCTCGGGAACGGTAACATCAGGGATTTGCTCTATCTTTTCGGCCTCTTCCTCTATCTCCTCTGGGAGAATAGACATAACTTCATCTTTCTCCTCTGGAGATTCTACAATCTCTGTGATGACTCTTACAGTTTCGGTGTTTAATTTTGCTTCCCTTAATATGCTTGGGGGAATGGGTTCCTTTGAATCATCAAAAACCTTCCCCTTCCCCCAAACTCTTTCACCTTTAAGAGATACTAATAGTTCGATTTTCATCGATTGCCTCCTTTTTTTTAAGTTCTCGGGATTACTTTGGCATAAACTGTGCCTGCGGCAAGATTTATCTCACCTGATGTATTGTTCATCAAAACAGCGGTAACCGTATCGGCTGCCGTTACCTGTCCATCAAGAGCAAGATCCCCAACATCCAAACTGAAAGATGTAAGAGCCCAATCTCCCAGTATTGCACCAGTAACAGTGATGTCTTTAGCTTCAAAACTATGGTCAGCTATCGCACCTGGATTCCATGCAATAGAGCCAGTTAATCCCGCTTCTCTAACTTCATCCAGTGGAGAAGGCCATGGTCCTAAATTTTTCTGAGACATTTTAGCCACCTCCTTAAGTTCTCGGGATTACTTTGACATAAACCGTGCCCGAATCAAGATTTACTGCGCCACCTGTATTGTTTGCCAAAATGCAAGTAACGGTATTGGCTGCCGTTACCTGAGCATTAAGTACCAAATCAGTAACATCCAAACTGAAACTTGCAATGGCAAAATCTCCCAGAGCTGCACCAGTGACAGTAACTTCTTTAGCCTCTTCTTCATAATTAGCAATACTGCCCGGATTCCAAGTGGCTGAACCAGTCAATCCTTCTTCCCTGAGTTTATCTAACATTGAAGGCCATGGACCTAATTTTTTCCTAGACATAGCCATCACCTCCCTATATCGTCAGTTGATAAACAGCATCTTCGTGATACAATACCGGCAAGCCTTTATCCTCGACTCTCACAAATAGCCCATCAGGGTCTTTTCTTTCCCATCGGTCTACCTGTTGTCCCCATTTCCTGGCAAGCTCATGGGGAGCCTTCATGACTTCAGCTATCGGTGCTCCATCTACAGAATCAGCCCACAAAACAAATTTAGTCGTTGGAATAAATTTCTTTGTCATATAGACATAATCCTCAACGGCCTTATAGGATGAACTGATCGTTCCGGTGCATGTAATAGTGCCAGCTTCCGTATCGATAGATGCAATCGTTAACTCAGCTTCCGTTGTATTAGCTGATACATCATGGGTGCTTAATGTTCCTCCTACCTCAAAGTCGGTAGTGTTATCAACATACACTGTAGGGCTTGCACCAGAGGATAATGCAGTAGTCAGCCATGCACGAATCTGATAAGCCTCATCATAGAGATGCATATACGGAATACCTATCAGGCTACTAATAACCTGAGTCGGGTTTGCAAAAAGATCTCCGTTCCCGTAAGCTGACTTTGTAAGCAGCGTTTGAATGCTGTCATCAAACATCATGTGTTTTAGAACCTCTGTGGTGAATATCGCATGATTCAAAACACCAGCATTTGCATTGCTTACCGCAAGCTTTGCATCAAAAATATCGCCAACGATATTTCGGCTTGTTCCGGCTGCCCACTTATAATTAGTCGTAAGTGTAACTTTGTTGTCATCCGGGATACCATAGTCCAGGGTTATATATTTCTCATTTACACCTTTGTAGGTAAACCCATCGTTACAAAGCATCTGTGCTAACATCCATTCCTCTCTGCGGTAAGATCTGTTACTCAGGTTCCGTGTTTGATTTGCAAGAGTCCGAGCTGCCTGTTGGTATTTACGGTCAGTACCAGGCTGTTTAATGTTGTTCAAAAAAGACGAACTAAAAAATGTTCGCTCTTTCCAAAAAGCCGCTACCGCCGAATTACTTGCAAGACCAGGAACGGATACTTGTGGGGCCTCTGCATCCTCAGCGGCAAATGGGGTTAAACCCCTGCTGCCGATCTGGGAATCCCACTCGATACTATCTGATTCATAATTCACAGACTTAAACATATTCCTTAGAATCAGATTTGGGGGGGCCATGTACTTCGTGATTAACTTATTCAGCACTGTAAGTCTTAGTGCAGGTATAGCGTCAATTCCAATAGTCATATTTTTTCACCTCCTTTTATATAATCAAATATGGAGCGTCTTCCGAACCATCCAGGTCCGTAAGAACATCGGCATTATAGTTATAGAGATTATCCTTGTAGAGCATGGCGTTTTTTATAACCAAAACGCCTTGTCCTCCCTTGGCATTTTCTCCGGTTCCGGTATCTACCGCAAACTTGAGAATCCCTTTAGCCTCGACAAATGGAGTCCCAGTCGCAGTCTGGATTCCAATGGCTGCACCCTTGGAAACTTCTTCAGTCCCAAAACTATTTGAACTGGCAATTACAGCAATATGTGAGTAAGTAGTCCGGTCAATAGTGCCTGAAATCGCCCCAAGGTCTACCTGCACATCGTCAGAATCCCAGGCTGCAATATGGTCGCCTGTGGCAAACTTATAGCTGTCTTCCATTGTCACTTGTGCTTCAGTACCAGTACTGGGGTCAGCAGTTAAATATGCCAGACCCCAAACATAGGAAAGTCCTTTGGTAAAACTCCGACCATCGGCTACTGGTACATAGGGCACATATTGTCCTTTTCTGTCTGTGCTTTCGGTTATGATTCCCATAACAGCACCGGCCTTGATTACGCCATAGCCAGCGGGTATGGTTATCGCTTTACAGAAAGCACGGGTGGGATCACTATAGAAAAGCCTTTTCAGGTCTTCCTGACCACCCCTGTAAATATATGGTGTTTGTCCTAACGGCATGTTATTTCACCTCCTCTTTTTTTCCACCAGAAAGCTCAAATAAATTGTCGGCCAGATCATCGTCCGCTTTCTCTTCGAGCTTCAGGTTCTTGGTCTCTTCAGTTTCGACATCCTTGGTTGAGAAGCCTGAACCGATAACTGTATCGGTTACGCCTTTTTTCTCCCAATCCTCGATCTCTCCTTTAATAGCTGTAGTAAAAGCCTCTTTATCAAGTATGCCATCTTTTAGGTGCTTCCGATAAGATACTTGGTTTGAAACCTTACCATACATATCTTTTGGGATATCGCTCTCGGCCAGTTTCTCAGCCCAAATATCCTTTGCATCCCGTCTGAGATCATTTTCAGACCGGATTGTTTCTGCCTTTTCAAGACTAAGAACCTTGTCGCCCAAAGACTCATTCTTTTTTGATTGATCTTTAAGCTTGCCTTCGAGATCCTTGTTCTTATCCTCCAAATCTTTTTTCTCTTGATTGAATTTCCCGGTTAGTTCTGTAGTTAGTTTTTCACGAACATTATCCGTGATTTCCTGAAACAGCTCAGGATGTTTTTCCTTCAACTCATTAATATCCATGTTCTTCACCTCCCTTTGTTTAATATTAAGCTCCTCTTCAAAAGTGGAGCAAACTTCAGTAGTTATTTCTAAGGTGTCGTCTTTGAATGTCTGTGAATGGGTATTAGAATCGTATCCAAAAACGCATACCGAAGCCTCTTTGAATATAGCCTTTCGCCAGACTGTGCCAGGGCCTGTTAGCTTTATTCCATTGACTTCGGCAGATTCCGCCTTTTCAATCCTTTCTATAGACGTAGGCTGTGCAAACATGCTTGATTCGTAAGGGAAGCCCTCCTTAGAGAGCCGTCTAAATTCTTGGCTTGCCTCTGTATCAACAAACGTCACTTTGGAAGGATCGATACGCAAATTTCCATTGATGATCGGCTTATTAGTAAAGGCAATCTTTTTGTCTGTTTGATGATCTTCGAGGATAGGAAACTTCTTTTTTGGAAAGCTGAGCCCTTCTAAATCAATAGCGAGATTGCCCCAATACCAGTGATCAAGAATAATGCCGCCTGAATAGACAACCATATCGAGCTGTTCTTCTTCGTCATCGGTAATGACCTTGGCAAAGCAGTCGGTATCTCTGAAATGAAAGGCATCTTTTGGTACAGTCAGGCTTTGTTTCTCTTTTTTCTTCTTACAGGCATCCAGTTTCGGCCAATGGCTACATACGCATTTTTTAATACCGGCAGGATTAGGCGCATGACGGGCATAGGCAATAGCAGCAATGGCGCGTTTCTCAGTATCGACAGGGTATGTACCCTTTGGGGCACCCCCGGAAGGTCCGCAAAACGGGCCTTTTTTATATTTACCGACATTGGAACCGCCTGGTTTCTTTCGATCCTCTGTTACACCGAAATATTCATTATGTTTTCTGAGATCCTCATCAGTCCATTCCATGACATCCTCCGAAAACTTTGAATTCGCTATTCTTATGGCCTTTCCGTCACAGTCAGATTTGCCTTCTTTTTGGCAATCTTCAAGCACGGCATTGGCAATTTTGACCCACTGCTTCTTTTGCTCCGGGGTAAGCCCTTTTTTGTGTTCCTCCACATCTTTGACAGTCCAGGGCACTATCTATTACCGCCAGATTTACCAACGCCTCTGTTTTCTCCATTTTTCTGTCCAGCCATTTGCTACTCCTTAAATAAAAAGCCCCCATGGAAAAGAGGAATTTCTTTCCCACAGAGGCTTTCGAAAAGCTCTGTTGTATAACTTTGGTCCTTGAAGGACTCTTAAATTGTTATTTTATTAATGTATTTACATTTTTTACATTTAATCTCAATTTTTTTTGGAGAACCTTCGTTTTCATTCACTTTTAATAAAAGACAATTACATTTGACACATCTTATGTCATGTTTGACATAAATGTCAAGTAAATTATTTTGAGTCCGTATCGCTGCCTGCTGCATTTCCTTTTCTCGCTGGTTCAGCTTGCTTTTTTTCTTGTATGCTTTCTAAATCTACTTGCAAGGGTAAATCTGGATAATGTTTCTTTTCGGTTTCGTATTGTAACCTGAGTTTCCTGAAATTCCCAAATCCCATCTTTTTAACCAATTCTTCATTCGGCATTCCGGCCATATCAGATAGAGCAGCATGTTTAGACCCATAATATGCTTTTGCCCTTGATTCAAATTCAGTAACTTCAGATAGAGGAAAATTGATTTCTATTATCTTTTCCGGTTTTTTCTTGAGTTTCTTGAATACAGGTTTCTTATCCTTAAATGTGACCGCTTTTTCTATCTCAAAGTATTCAGGGAATTTATTGTTTATCTTTGATTTTAAAAAGAAGATGTTGGCCCAAAAATCAAAACGAAGGAATTTTTCAAAATATGCTATTTCATCGCTTGTTCTGTCACTCATCGGTCCCCGTGACGCCTTCACAGAGGCGAAAGGACTGGTCGCCTTTCCAGTAGTAATATCTTCCGGCTCATTCAATCCAGACGTAACCATCTGTAAGATGTCGGTATCCGTATTGGAAATATTGGGTAAATTGGGATTCACGGCCTTTATAGTCATATTCGGGCCTGTTATCATCGTTCCGCCAGGTGTTTTCTTTGCAGCAATGCCTGTTTTTGCCTTATCTGCATCGGAAAGTTTCATCCATTGCATCCAGGACTTAATATCATCAAATTGAACATTCCAAATGTAGGCCCCAGCAGACTTTTTATGATCCATTTCGTACCGTTTCAGATTTTCATACATATTAAGCCATTCCAAAACAGTTCTTACATGACTTATATTCCTTTGCGTGATAAAACTTTTATCCCATGAAACGACAAATCGATAAAACCCGCCTATCGGATCAAAGGCCCTCTTTCTACTTTTGCTGTTTTTCAGGGCATTCTCATCAAATCCCTTTTGTTCTCTCGCAATTTTAATTAATTCAGGGTATCGTGCTAAAAATATGCTTGGAATTTGCTCTACATCGCTTTCATCATCTTTTTTAATGCAATAAATAAGCGGCATGGTGGTTTTATTCGGATGAAAGATGATTCCGCTTTCAACTTCACCACTTTCCAATGCTGCAGGATCAATAAAATCCACCTCGATAAAGCCGTCTTTATGGCAGGTAAAACAGACAAATAGCTCTCCTTCAATAAAAGAACGGCCAACATACTTCGGCCAAAAATTATAAAGGCGATTCCGGGGATCTTCTTCGATTTCTTCAATTGTTTCTTGAATTTCTTGTATATCTGAGGATACCTCAAAGCCATAGCCGGTTAAACGGCCTATTACTCCGCGAATAGAGGTGTTAATTTGTGGATTTCTGAGGAATTTTATCCAGGAGAGTGCCTGAAGCTGAGCCCTGGTAAGGTTTTCATCGTCTTTCTTAGTAGCACTAAGAGGAATATCAGGATCACGGTAGCCTGCTTCATCAGCATCGTATTGCCATGGAAAAGAGAATTGGTATTTGCTGACAAAATCTTCCAATTCTTTCTCTGACAGACCTTCTATTTTATCTATATCTAATTTGTCGTGCATAATTATTTCCGGCCAACAAAAAAGCGGCTGAATGAAGGAATGGGCTCCCATTCAGCCGCTTAAATGTTATCTCTAAGATGTACGGGCTTAGAGTGGCCTTATTAAATTGTGCTAAAACTATCTAAAAATACAATATATAGTAGTTTTTTTCATTTGTCAAACATTTTTTTTATGTCATGTTTGATATATGTCAAAAAAGACATAATTAAATGCCTTGTATTGCCTTGTCAAGTCCTGTCTTGTCAGGTCGTGTCTTGTCGCGTCATGTCTTGTCTAGTCGGGTCAATTCCAATTAAACTCCACTATTTTATAGCGTCCGTAAAATCCGCCTTTCTCTGGTCTAAACCTGCCGATACCAATAAAGTTGCCTGCCTCTTGAAGATGGATTTTAAAAACACTTTCCGTAATCGTTTCATCAAGGATATAATATGTCACTTGGCCCTGCCATTGCTGAATAACAGGAAAGCATTTGTCTACTCTTTTTCCGCCGCCCTTTTGGCCCTGGGAGGGAACAAAAAACCATTCGCCCGGTACATCCTGTTTTTTTATAGGCAAAACCAAAGAGTCCATTACTAAAATGCCTGCTGAAAAATGCTTGGTATATTTTGCATTACCCTGCCCTGGAATTTTCATACTTAGGAATTGCGCTGCTTTTTCAATGCTGAGTTTGAAAGCCATGGGTGGAATAAAAACATTGCCATCATCTCCTACATGTAGCCGTTCTCTCCATGCCCTTGCTTCAAAGTCTGCGTCTCCCTCTTTTTCGTTTTTCTCTATATTGATTCTCTTTGATTGACTGTATGGACTAATATTTTCTAATAAAACAGTTGCTGTTTTCATAAAATCATTCCTTTCTTTTGGATTGTACGTCTTGTTTTGTTAAGTTAAGTTTCGTCACGTCTTGTCACGTCATGTCATGTCCTGTCA